ATTTATCTAGGTATCCCATAGTCTAAAATCTCCTGAGTGAAGTACAACAAATATAAGTATAAAGTATTTTAATTTAACTTCATTATTCGACGCCTAACCGACCTCTGCCCCCAAATCTAATTCCAGGATTTTCGGTAGGAATTTGAACGGTTCCCGTACCGGCAGCAGCTTGTGTTGTAAAGGTATTTACTACAACGGTGTTTTCTGTAGAAATGGAAACCGTAAATGGTGATTGCCCGTCGAATGTTTTATTTACACTTCTACAACCCAAATAGTTTCTTCGCTTAATAGAAGTTCCATTATCTCTACTAAATCTGTAATGTCTTGGTAAATATCCGCGTGGATATAAGTTATCTGGGTCGTATGCGAAATAATTGAATATTATTGAAGAACTTATTGGACTTGCCGTTAAATTATCTATTGTATAGTAAATTACCGAATTAGTTGCTTGGGCCATAACATATGGAAATACTGTTTCTGGTCCATTTAATAATCCATCAAATAATACACCGTGACTGCCTGTAGGTAGTGTATAGAAGTTTCTTGCTGCATCAATTGCTTGTTTAGTTTGGTCATTATATAAACGCAGTCTCAATCCAGTTGTTCCATTTACACCATATAATGTAAATAAGTTAGCAATAAGTATACTTCCTACAACTTGCCCGCCGCCAGCATAACTAGCGGTTGATATGAATGTTGAATTTCTTCCATATTCTTCTGGTAATGACCCAGTTTCTACTAATGTTAACGGAGCGTATGCACGCTCTGTTGGTGAGTCTAAGTTGACTTGGCCCAGAGTTCCATCATCAAACTTAACTATATATGGTTTTTTATACAAGGTGTAAATATCGTATGAATATACACCATTTCGTTTATGGAAATAACTAAATGACCCCACATCTTTAAAGTCTGAACGAGGTGTTATGTCGTAGAACGGAATTAATGTTCCTTCTTCACTTGGGAACCTTCTTGGAAGACTTCCAGATGCTGGAATACCGACAAACGGGTTTCTAGGATATCCAGAACCAGTTGTACCTACAGATGTTTCTGTATCGATTGGTAATGCTTCAAGTGTAGCAAATGAACTATTTTGGTCCAGTAATGACGAAGTTACATAATCATTACCAACTTTTTGTACTACGCGTTGGAATGGAGGTAATTTAGTCGATTTAGTACTTTCCTTAATATCAATACTACTTGACATTGGAAGAATTGCGGTAATCGGTAATGTATCCGCAAACGGTAAAGGAAGTGGTTTTATATATTCATCGGAATCTGTGAAAGAGTATGCCCCTACGGTGGTTATACTATCCCACGATGAACCAGACCCAGATACATATGCTTCAAACTTTTTAGTTGCCGTACCATTAACCGTGATAGAGCGTACCACTGTGTCTTTATTTCGTGATAAGACCGGTGATTCAATTACGATACCATCCAACAATTTAGCACGGGCAGGTGCCATTCCATCTGCCATTTCACTTGGACCTTGTGTCAAATCCTTGAAGAAACGGATATAATCATTTGGTTTTACTATTTTATTGAAATATTCTATATAATCTTTTTGAATGGATTGGAGTGTAAAATATCCTGACCCAGTGATGTACCGTGGACTACCAATCAAGTTGTTTACATCAACAACACCCATTGACCGCATAATATTTTGATTAATGAAGTCGGTTGGAGATACAGCAAACGATACTACATTTTGACCGCTGTTGTATTGTTTTTCTTCAACTTGTTTAATACTAACTGCTCTGTTTAGTATTTTTGTACCATTTTCTGTTTCATCTACGAATAATTTATTAAATACAGGTGGGTCTGCCACCACCACTTTCTTATTTGTATAAAGACTAGAACCAACAATCGGAGTAAATTGTTTAATACTTCTTAATACTCTTGTAAATGATGCTGTAGTGAATCCCGTAGCAGGTAATGTTGCTACGATAGATACATTTTGATATGGACTTTCATTTGTTACCGATGAGGTAATTGATGAAAGTGGTTGACTGAACGGGATATGAACATATAAACTGGTGTACGACGAAGTATAATTTGCTCCATAATATGAACCTGGGTCGTATGCTTGTGATACGAAATCATCGTTCGAAATGTTTTCTCCCCACACACGAACTTCGTCTACAATGCCGTCAAACTGGTTACCAAGTTGCATTGAACCAGAGCCACCGACATAAATAAATGTCGTTCCGTTCCATAACGATGACAAGTTAACCGATGCCGATTCTTGGAATAGAATTTGGTCACCGTCAGTTTGAATAATTGAAATGTCACCAGATTGACTACGCAACATCAAGTTAGTATAGTCATCACTAAAGAGTGGGAAATAACTACTGGTTGCAATAATAGTACGACCCGACCCACTGACGACATGAATTCTTCCGTAATCTAACTTAGATGCGGATGGGTGTGGGACTAAATCAATTGCCCAATCAGTTGCAGTAATTAACGACGAACTGCGACGAAGTGTTGGGTTAAATGATAGTTGAATACTTGATGCGGTTAACGACGATGATACAAATGGTACGGTGATAAAGTTTTCAGCCGACCCAGTAAATGTTAACCCGTAAGTCAGTTCATCAGAACGAATATAGTTTCCTGCTACCGGACCAGTTGTTTCCTTAATTTGTAAAACTGGTGAGTTGATTCCGTATGTGTTCAATAAAGCGTCAAATGAAGTCCGTGACCCCTTAGTTTTATTGAAATATATCATACTGTGGAGGAATCTCTTCCATGTTTCTGCTACATAGGACCGTGACCCACTTTCACCACTAAACTGTGCATTAAATGTTTGTAGGTTTTCCAGTGCATACACATTTGGAAGTTGTAATCCAAAGGATTGTGCAACTTCATATACTTGGTCCATCGACAAATCTTCTAATGGATTGATATTTGTTGAGTAAATATTTGGGAATTGGTCAATATATACCTTGATATTATCGACAAAGTGCCCAACCATATCAAATAAAGTCAAGAAATCGGTTGAATCTGCATCTTCTTGAATGTGTTTTGGTAAATTTAATACCAAGTAATTTGGATTGTTATCATCATATCGCTGAGCGATAGCAGATTGTGCCGTCAACCAATTAATAGCAATTGTACTATATGGACTGTATGGGGTTCCATCTGATTGCTTTGGCCATGAACCAGTTGCGTTATATTCTACTTCACTGTTTACATAGAACGCACTGGCTGAATATGGTAGTGACCCCGTTGCATAATATAAGAATTGTTCGTATGGGTCAAAGTTTCTAATAATGTTTTCTTTTTCTATTGCCTTAAACTTCAACGATATAGTACTACTTGATACACTTGACGAAATACTTGCTGATGTAAGATCATCAATCTTTATAAGCTTTTCATTAAAGGCTTGTAATCTCTTGTAAGCAGAACCAAAATGTACGAAATTGTTATAATCGGTGAACTCAATGTTCAGTTCTGATGACTTGAAATCTCCCGTAAACCAACGACGGAATACCGCATCATCAAATGAGATTGTAGTACCGTTGATTATCGCACCCTCTGACCCAGTTGCTAACCCAAGGCTAGTTAGTGTAGTATTAGTTGCGAACATCTTCCCATCTATATAATTTCTAGAATCAATATTATATGGGCGTAAGTACGGTGTAGTGTCTCTTAATGGTCCTAATCTAAAATTGACTGTATCTACTACAGTTTCTGCAATTTCTCTACTGATAAATGCTGGATTTTCTAATACTATATCGTCATCAAGAGGACGCAATAGTTTTAATTGTACTGACCCCGTATCTTTCGGAGCAAGTCTCCATGCTTCGGCAACATATTGTCTGTCGTTACCAAAATTAAGTAATGTCTTATACTCTCTATTTTCATCAAAGAATGTCAGTACTTTTTCACGAACCACTTGACGAGCTGTGGCGGAGAGAGCATCAAATAATCGAACATTCGCAGTAGATAAAGTAATACTAAGTGGAATGTTAATTAATGCTTGTTCTACATCTGGTGAACGAGATAATGACTGTTGTTGTAAATTTAAAATGTTATCAATTAAATCAATATATGACTTAAGATATAATAGACCATTAACATAAGTTTGTTCTAATCTATCGTTACCCGTTGTTACTTGTGTAAATGGGAAGTGACGCTTTAATGCATCTTTATTTACCCACTTTTCTGCATTACCATTTCCACCAGGACCAGGATGTTCTGGTGATGTTATACCCGTACCATTTGGGGTTGATGTACAAAAGAGTGCATCAGCTAAACTTTCACGAATAAGTAGTGCTATAGCTTCTTGTGTACTAACATCAAATGTTTTAATTCCTCCTCGGTCATCATATAATCGTTCAATTGACCGACGAGTAGATGAATTTTGAATTGCTTGTGCGGTAATATTAGGAAAATCCGCACGGGTCATTTTCCAAGGAGCGGCGTTATCTTCTCTTCCAGCTTGACGAGTGGACTTAATTAAATTGGTTATTGCAATAACTGGACTGAGTACTGCTGCAGCTGGTAATAATATTGCACTTGCACCCGCAACAAATGCTCCACCAATTGCACCTGCGGTTACTGTTCCACCAAATGCTGTTAATAACCCTGCGGTTGCCAATCCCGTAAATGTTCCAGCAGCCACCGCACCACCGGCGGCAGCTACAGCAGCGGTTGTGCCCAACGCACCTGCTGCATTTACCGCTGCGTTACTTTCTCTTTGTACTCGTTCAGCTTCTAATCGTAAGTCAGTTAGATATTTTTCTACTTTGTCAATTTTAACCGCACCGTCACCAAAAAACTTTGGGTCGGTAAAACTATCAAAGATTATTTGTATTTTACGCTTCTTTTCCCGTAAGTCATCCGCACTAAAATATATTTCGTATGCTAATTGTTGTAATTCAATACGCTCATCATCACTTAACTCCGTAGGTACACCTAACCCAAATTGATATCCTTTGGAGTTTTGTACTACGGATTTATATGTTGAATTTTGTGTATTAACAAATATTCTATGGCTCATATTAGATTAATCTACCACGGAAGAAGGTGGTGGCGGTGGTGGCGGCGGAGGGGGTCCACCCGCCGAAGTCTCTCGTACAATAAAGGTTATACTAGTTTCTCTTTCTGGTCCTGCGGTAATAGTAACCGTTGTTTCTCCAGAAGATATACCTCGTATAATTCGTGGAGTATATGGATTGTAATCTACTTGAGTATTTTCTGGTTCTTCTACTAGAACAATACTTGTATTATTTGATTTCCAAACTACATTAAATACATCCTTAACTGGATTACCATCAACATCATATACAGTAATATCAACTTGAACCCGTTCGCCTGGGTCTATTGTATAAGTACTTTGTGGTACAGTTATAGTATTCTTATTATCTGATTGACTACCAGTTGTTGCGGGAGGGGATATTATAGGAAAACTACCAGATTTGATATCCAAACTGATGTCTGGGTATATCGATGAGGATGGTACATTTTCTATTTCCGGCGGTAAATCTACTTTTACCAAAACTACACTAGTACTTGTTGGCCCCAATACGACATTCCCACTTGGAAATTTTAAATTAGCTCCAGTGGTAGGATTAACAATTTGTATCCACGGCACGGTAGTCGTTATATTAACGGTGATAGGTATTTCCGTGTCAGTATTTCCTAATGCTAAAGGAATATCAGTGATTGTAGAAGTATTGAAATTATAATTTCTTATATATTCAATACTGCTTGTAGCTAATGCGTATATAAATTTTTCACGAATATTGTAAGTACTCATATTAAGTCAAACCGATAATTTTGTGGATTTTGTGCTTCATCATCTAATGCAGCATCATATGCTATATCAATTGCATTTACTACCATATTAGACAATTCTGTTTCAGTAAACGAAGTACTGCCTGATAAGAGTATCATATCTTCTGCGGTTTGTAATGCAATAGGATATGCGTCATTGAGTACATTCTGCATAATGGTATTAATACCAATACGACTTCCATCATCATCGTCAAAATTATATTGAACAAGTTTTTCACCAGACCCATTTGCGAAATTTTGGTATAATGACGAACTATCAATTTTTACTGGACTGGTAGGTAATATCAAATCATCTGCGCCTTCTTGATTAAAAATTTGTCGTAATATTGGTTTTATAAATTCTGCAGGTATTAGTGGTGTAGCAAATTGTTCTAATACTTTTTGTTGTGTGGTATCTGTTAATTTTAGTTCTACTTCTGTGCGTGATGTCGATATTTTATTAACTTTTAGAATTCTATCGTCGTATGAACCAAGTTCATCTGCAAAAAAGTTAAGAGTAACCGAATATTCCCCAGATGGTAAATCTAAATTTGGTACTTTAGCAAAATCGATATACAGTAATTTACGCAAACTATTGTCATTATATTGTAATGTTTCTGTGAATATCGACCCACTAACATTTCGTACAACATCAGAAAATATTAACGAGTTGTCTGCTAAACTGTATAGGTTAACTTCAACATTATTCTGTAATAATGCTTCAGAAAAATCCGCAGGAACTTCCATATCCAGCAAATTATCTTTTTTGTTTGCTATAATACGAGATACTGTATACCGAGTATACGAATCTGATAGTTCTTGTATATTACTTTGGTAATTTTGCTGTTCTGCCATTAGTCTAACTCTTCAAAATTTTTATTAATTCTGGTTAACCAAACATTATAATCTAACTTTTCTTTATAAATTGGAGTATAATAAACACTACGATTCATTAATCCTTCTTCAGGTATTGTTACTCGTTGTACCGTTGCAGAATAATTTGTGTCAATCGATGCACTTTGACCAGAAGCAGACACATCAAATAAAGACAGAGAAATATCAATCTGTTCTTTATTTACTATACTTCCACTATCTGGATTAACACTACCTGATAAAAATGTTATTGCCATAAATTATTCAACTTTAAATAGTGTGTCGGTATCAATTACTCTAGAATAAGTTCCATTTACCACTTTTAATTTTAATGTATAAAATCTGCCGCGATACAGTGGCGAGGTGTCAAGAACTACATATGACCCAGTTGCATCCGTATTGATTTTACTATAATCGTCAAATGGTATTACTGTAGTATTACTTTGTACATCAACGACAGAAAAATATGATGATGTGGGTAGATAATATTTGTTTTTATATCGTAATACCGAATCGAATGATTTTAGTGGATATTGGTCACGAACGACAAGAGTTACCTTATCGGTATCACCCTTTGTATAAGTTTCTCGTAAGTTTGATGCGACAATTTTTACATTTAATGATGGAATTGCTAATAAACTTCCGGTAACTACTGTTTGTGTATCCCATACAATCTCAAGAGTTGGTTGATAAATTGTATGAGTTTGTGTTGAAAATATCTTAACAACTCCCTTGTTGGTTGAGTCTTGTTCATCAGCAGTTGGGAATTGTAATGCTAATCCATAAAAGTTATTTTGTGTAGATTGACTTACAAATGGGCGTAAGATATTAGTTACATCAACACGAATATCCTCTAACGGATACGATGATAGAACGATACTTTGACTGGTTGACCCTGTTAAGAAATCACCACCAGCGTTACTCCAAGATACAGTAGCGTTACATTTTACCCACGATGCCCCGTCTTCAACATTCTTTATATCTTGATAAAAATATCCACTACCTTCGCTCCACGAACGAGAAACTTGATAGATAATAATTTCTTGATTTCTCTTAACATTATCAGCATTTGCTAATCTTAAATTTAAGAAGTAACTAGCGGTCGCTGGTACACTTGCTGTAGTTGGTAAATCAAAATATATTAATGAGCGTGCGGACCCCGTTGCATACGCCGTTGAACTGGTAGGTTCCGATAAATCTATAACCTTACCAATTTCAATTATTTCATCTAATCCAGCATTATTATTTAAAAATGCTTGATAGAGGGTAGTGTCCTTGCTGGCGGTTAGTATCGTTCTCATTGGGTAGCGTTTCCTATAATATCTGTTGTTGGATATTTCAACTCAAAAATACTTGGGTCGAGACTTGGATAGATAACCCCATTAATTGTTGCTTCATCAATATCATATCGATATGGTTGGTATCCTGTGCCATCTCTATATTCGTACTTATTGAATATTTTAACACTTTTTACTGTCTGTACTCCTTCTACCAATCCGATATTATATGACAAATCTGCTAAAATAATTGGTTGGTTTATGCTCCACTTACTTGTGTTGAAGAAATCTTGAACGGCACCAATACTTCTTGCAAGAACATCATTGACATTATAGTTTCTCAGTACCGAGATGTCAAATTGTACGCCGATGTTGATAATAAATGCGTCTAGGATATTTACATCATCTGTTAACATTCTAAACTGCTCAAGATATCTTGCTAAATTTTCCTTAACCAGTGTATTGAGTGTTGTTAGATTACCGTTTGTATCGTATCCTAGCGTATATAAATTAATTACATTTGGACGAACGGGATTATCTACATATACTCTGTCATTTTGTGCTGCTAGAATTCTATTAATTTGTTCATCTCGTACTGCGAACGCTTTTGCCACACGACCAAATTTTGATGGAAGTGCGTAAGAACGAACTGCATAATCTTCTACGGTGACCACGCGGTTTTGTGCGTTAAAGAATGCCAATGCGTTTTCACGAATTTCATCAATTGATTCACCTTCACCACCACCAGTAGCTGGTAAGTCATTATTGATGGTTATACTTTGTACTGCTGCATTAAATGCGTTAAGTTCGGCAGCAGTATAGTCAGTAGTGTCATTCGATGTAATTACTTCTGACACTCTGTTGATTGTGTTTGATGTGGTGTTTGTATTTACCCCACCACCAACTAAATATGTCACAGTTAGTGTTATATTTGCTGGTGATATACCGTACGCGTTACTATCAAGGAAGTTTACATTATTAATAGCCACATTACCTAGTGCGTTTTCTATGGTACTACCATATTGAGAGTTTGCTATTTGTCTAGAATCTAAGGTCGTATTAACTTCAGCCTCATTACCCGTTCCAGAACCAAAAACTAGCTCCATTCTATTATCTCTATTAATTCTTGTTACGAATCTGCGAGGAACTTTACGAAGTCGTAATTTAGATGATGGTAAAATACCAGTTTCACCGTTACTGGTCACATCTAGCTCATCCATAATAACATCTTGCGCTAAATAATCAACTTCATACCAGGTGTTACCATTAGAATCAACTATACTTTCAATACCAATTATAGATTCATCTGGCATCAACACCGAGGTAAATCGTTGTGGACTTCCAAATGTAAATGTTGTAGTTTTTTCTTCTGCGGATACCAATCGAGCTGGCTTACTGATAATAAATGTTGATGGATTACCACCAGAGAATGTGTTGACAATATAATTTTCTGCCGTGATATCTCCAAAATTAACATCTTCACTTAGTCTAAATTGGACAGATGTTTGTCCGGTAGTAACGAATGTACTTCCTTTTGCTAACTTAACCAAATATCTTGGGTCAGGAACATAGACACCATTTTCAATTATAGCTGGGGCTAATTGATATACTGTTGCCGTCGTGGTTGACGGTGAAACTAATTTTGGTTTGTATCCCAAAAATTGTGCTATAGAAATAACATTTTCTTGTTGTTCTGCAAAAGCTAACAGATTTTCTTTAAATTGATTGTCAATATAAAATGAAAGGACATCACCAATATATGATGCCATTTCGATGAACATCATACCAGGTGATGTTTCATTAAAATCTGAATATGAGTTTGGATAATATGCTTTTGCAAATTCTATTAAATTTTGTCTAAAGTCCGTGAACGTCTTTGAGACATAATTAATTTGCTTGACATTTGGTCTTGGTTGTATAATTACTGATTGATTCGTTGCCATTTAAAACTCCAAATTAATTAAGTCTTCTAATACGACGAGCGTTTTGAAGTGCTGTAATTTCTTCCTGTGTGGGTACCGCATCTTCTGGTACTTCTGTAAATCCTACTGTTGGTACTCCAAGTTGTCGAGCCGCTACGGTTATTTGGTCTGTTACATTTGGATTATTTCTAAATCTATATAGGCATTTTATATTAATAATATTATTATCGTCTGTTTTTGTAATTTGAAAATCAGTTAGTTCAATAAACGGTAACCAACGGTCTACAGCGTCAGCTACTGCCAATCTAGCATTTTCTAGCGTTTCGTCCGTTAATGGCTCAAACAATATTTTCCACAAATCACACCCCAAATCAGGCTGTCCAACACGTTCTCCCTTCTTTGTCAAAATCAAATTCTTAAAGTTAGAACGAACTTGTTGGATTACCGTTGTCGATTGGTCAAACATTCCTGTCTGTCCCAATCGTATTGGTAATGTGATGCCAATAAACTTCTGAGCCATTTATATCTCCAATTAGGTCAACTTCATTGCTTTCATTAGAGCAGAATAGTCTCTATTGATAGCTTGTAATGTAGGATTATCCTCTGGTATACCTGCTGGAGCTTGCATTACTGGACCGACATTCTTTGATGTAGCAGTAATGGTATCGCCGTGGCGTTCCAATCCCATCATTGCTGCGAGTTGACTACGAGAAAGTTTTGGTTTTGCTGGAGCTGTCACAGTTTCATTAACTTGTGGTTTTTGCATACCCTTAATTTCTGCAATAGCTTCCCCAAGAACTTCTGGAAGAATCTTCTTCACTGCCTTTTCCACCGATTCTTCGATTTGTTCCTTGACTAATTCTTTGACATACGCTCTGAATAATGCTTTATCCATATTATTACCCTCTACTGGTTATTAAATCGTCCAAGAACCGTACTTTTTACTTCTTGATTTTTTAACGATTGTCTATACTTGAACGGATTTTCTTGTTTCTTAAGCTCTGCATCTAATGCCCTAACTGATGCTTGTTGTCGTTGTTGTTTAATTCTATCTATTTTAGTCTTGATATAGTTCTTAATTTGACCGTATGATGGTATTCTTGGTTTAGGAACTATTAATGTTGGTACTGCTGGGATTGTCGGTAGCGCTGGTAATCCACTAGTATATGTTCTTGCTGCGTTTAAAGTTCTTGCTCTAACTTGGTCAATACTTCCCGTTGTAAAAAGTCTATCTGGTATAACCGTGTTTAGTATTGAAAACTGTGGTATTTCGGGTATATTAACTGTTGGTATATTTCCCGCCAACGATTGGAACGAACCAGAAATATTACTGGTGTTAACTGGTAGTAAATTACTTGGTACTCCCGAAAAACCAGTAGTTGGTAGTGATATAGTTGGAAGTTCTTCTACCTCTGCTCTAATCGGATTATTTATGGGTAATAAATTACTTGGTATTGCCATAATCAGTCGTTAGTTTTAGAAGTAAAATTACTTGTACTATTGAATATAGCCGATTGAGGTATGCTTGGTAATCCCAGTTGTACCCGTAATTCAGTTATTGCGGCAACGAATGGAACTGGGTTTAATGTAGCAATAGACCTTGGTATTTCTACGATAAATGCATCCATCAACTTTTGTAACCATGTTGCCAACTCACCGCCCAACACCATTGGTTGTGTTGTATCGTTTGGTGACGCTCCTATAAATATCTTTTTACCCGATATTGTGTAGTTTCCTGAGGTTCCCTGAGAAATATCGTTTGTTACATTTAAGTTAATCGAACGAGCGGTTAGTACTAAATCTCTAGGGGTCGAAATTTCTATGTCTCGTTCTGCGGTAATAAACACAGATTTACCAGAATCTATGGTAATCGATTCTACTGCACTTAGATTTATTTCCTTTTTCGCAAACAGAGATATTTCATTTACTTTACTGTTTAAAATGACTCTATCAGAATTAAGGAAAATCTGTGCGCCTGTATATTTTGTCGAATCTGATGATTCTGCCGACCGTAAATGTGCTATACTTGACTTAGTTGCTGGGTCTAGTACCACCTTTTCGTCTACTACCATCCAAAAACTACTTTTATCTTTATTAATATCTTCGTAAGTTAATCCGTATGGACCCCCAGCAACAGTTTCATTAGTACCATCGTTGTTGATATCAATTGATGTAACTTTATTTGGACTTTGCCCAACAGAAAATATTAAATTTGCTTGTGGCGCTGGAGTATTTGGACTGCTAAACAAGCTAGAACCAAATCTAACTGTGTTACCAAACCGTCCTTGTATAATTAAATCTCCTTCGTTTGGACGAACCATACGAACCGAGGGATTTTCACTAAACTCATCACCTAAACTAAACTGTTGTTTCATACCCCATGGACGATATGGAGTACCTCCTTGGGCTGCGATTTGAGCAGCGTCACTTCTGTCTACTGAGGGTACTTGAGGAGAAAACCGTTGACTTAACCCAGGCCATGAACTTTCTGTAGTTTTATTAGTAGAATTAATTCTGCGTGTGTAGAACAATCTTCCTAATGAGTAAAACACTAATACCAATTCATTTTTTAAAGGATACTCTCGTATACTAGAATCGATTGGCGCTGCCCAATTTAATTTTTCCTTTGGAACATCTCTGTCACCTGGGATGAATCTAACTTGTACCATTCCTACATTACTTCCGTCCGCAGCATATTGTGGATGTAATTCGTTTAAAATAACATCCTCAACCAATCCGTCTTGATATGGTGTGGGTTGTGTTACAGCAAACCGTGGGAACTGTGACGCTCCCAGTTGGTTAATATCTATGTTATATGCGGTCGGTCCAAATGATGACACTTACTTCTCCGCAAAAACATCATCCAAGTCCTTCACATCTTCTTGAAGGTCTTGGATTTCTGTAGTTATATCCTTAAGTAATGCTTCTTTTTCTGATTCTGATAATAATCCATCCAATGAAGCGTTAGATTTGACACCAACTGACACGATACGCTGTGCGATTTGAGCAACACGGACCAAATGTTCATCGTTCTTGACATTCACTTCCAAGAATCCCTGCACAATAGGTCCAATCACAGCCGCATCTTCTGGAGTACGGATGAGTTGGACCATTTTCATAATAAACGAGTTGATTTGTGCCCGTTTACTGTCGGTATTTTTGTGAATTTCTGAGAAAATGTCGGCTAGACTTTTTCCGTCATACAGTTCGGAATTGATATCCATAAAGACCCCCTAAAATCCTATATTATAAATAGATAGGATTTACTTTTTATACGAGAAATATGTGGTCGGGTCCGAAATATGTCCGTTGCGTCTAAATTCCCTAAGCATCTTCAAAATTTGAGGGCGCATCTTGTTGATGACCTTCGTAATGTGGGCAGTCTTATAACTGGTCATTTCTCTGACCATAAGGTACAGTGCTTTTTTGTTAAAATTATCAATATTATCGATGCGTTCTATAAGTTTTACTATAGCAGCAGCAATTTCACGGTCACGCTTCTTTTTAAAAAATCGGTCAAGGTTAAACTCCCAATACTCTACCAATAATTTCAAAAATTCCTTCATATCCACAGTAGAATCCTTAGTTTCTGGTTCCACAATTAACATTTCTTCGAGACTAAACGAATCTTCTGTTTGGTCTGAGAAGTAAAGTACCCGTTTTTCTTCTTTGTATGAGTTATTATTGTGCAAAATGAGGTAATTTTTAGCTATCACACTGAAATATGAGAATGCCTTACCCTTATCTTCTGTAAATTTATGAAGATTGATAACCAGAAAGGAGACTACCTGCGCCTTGATTTCGTCGAAGGTACCCTCCATATACGGAAATTTGAACCGATTGATAACATTCTCTGCTAGCTTATCAAGCGGTCCTTGTATTTTACTTCTAAATAGTTGTTCTCTTACATCTAAATCGTCAGATTTATTGTATGCGATTATTGCCTTTTCAGTTTCTTCTGTGAAATAGACCTTATCGTTCTTCTTCCTCGTTGGGGGTGTTGTCGCCATTACGTATCTCCGTAACGAATGCGTATAATAAGTCTACACATTCTACCAATTGTTTAAAAACATTTCCTACTTCGTCATCTTGTTCAAAGATTTGACGGTCATCAAAATGCCTCATCAGTCTTACAGTCGCATTTGTTCGACCATAAAACTGATTGATGACATCTTCTAACTCTTCGTTCTTTCTTAATAGATTATATGTTGCGAAAGATAACACCGCAACTAGAATTGTCAAGAGTACAACTAAAAATATTAACATTAGAAATTTTCCCGTAATTTGTACTTGTTGAATTCCTCTAAATAATCACGAATTGACGTACCATTTGCATCCGTTCGACCGTGCATATCTCCATTTGAGAAATACTTCTTTACATTTCCAGCCCCAGCCAAATGGGCGGCGGCGAGAACACCAGAACGGGTAATACGAATTCCCTTAAACTTCTTACCTTCGTAATTTTCGATAATACGGTCCAGTAGAGAGTTATTCTCTCTCATATACTTTACCATTACGCTGTCCTGTAATTCAGGATTACGTAGGAATTGATTCTTTGATATGTTAAATCCCAATACCTTGATGGTACGTGGGTCAAACTGATACTTCCCCATCATTCCAAAACGGTTGACCACATGCGGGGTATTGTCACTTTCCCGTTGTGCCATATGGTCAAGAAACTTTTCAAGTTCCGTTGGTTCTGACCGTACTACACCATTTGGAATATAGACTTTCTTAGCTGTTCCTACCAACAAAACCATTAGTGCTACTGTAAGAATAGAAAGGTACTTCATATATCCTCCTATTAGAGTAAATGCGGTTGTGCCTCACGAACTCCAGCATTGGTCACCACCACATATTCTGGGAAATACTCCCGAAGATTGCTTGCACCAGCATACGATAGTGCAGAGCGTAATCCATCAAGAAGTCCATCCACCACAAACTTTACTTTACCCTTGAACGGTACGATAGTTGATTCACCTTCGACATTCCGTGTTGCTTGACCGTGGATACTCTTGGTTTCCAACGATGCCGCACCACGATACCGCTTATACAACCCATTTGCCTTCTCAATCATTGGACCTGGAGCTTCCTTCGTTCCTGCGATAAGTGACCCGAGGATAACGGAATTTGCTCCAACTGCCAGTGCCTTCGCAATGTCTCCACTATTCCGAATACCACCACATGCGATAACAGGAACACTAACTGTGTGTGCACAATCTTGTAATGAAGTTACATTCGGTACTCCAAATCCCGTTTTAACGCGGGTTGTACAAAGTGACCCACCACCGATACCAACACGAATTGCATCTGCTCCTGCATCTTGTAACCTGAGAGCAGCTCCACCGGTTGCTACATTTCCTGCAATAACATCTACGTGGGATGGGAGGTTCTTCTTCAAGTTATGAAGTGCATCAATCACAAACTTATGATATCCGTGTGCAACATCAATCAAAATTATATTTGCACCTGCCCATACCAACTCATGTGCTCGTTCTAAATAATCACCGTTTGCACCGACTGCTGCCATAACATGCGGTGTAAACCAATCCTTGTTCTTTACACCATTGGTGACTTTCAATACATGTTCCGCTTGTTCTTGAATTGTATTGAATCGATGAATACAACCAATTCCACCAAGTTCTGCCATTGCGATTGCCATCTCACTATCGCATACTGTATCCATCGGAGATGCGACGAGTGGAACCCTAATCTTATAATTAGTAGTCAATTGGGTAGATAGGTCAATATTCTGACGAGATTCAATATCCGAATATGCTGGAATAAGTTGAATATCGTCGTAGGTGAGTGCTTGCTTACCGTGTAATGGTGTCATAGTAGTCATTTTGTTTGCGTTGACGGTCAATATCCTTGATATGATAAAGGCTCCATTCTTCTTCTGCTGGTAATGAAGCTGTTGTGTTGTATCCTACGATGCGTTCGTGTACCGTGCCTTGCCATTTAATGTGTTCAGCATTCTTATACAAACGAGTCTGGTAGTCTGGGAACATTACCCAACCCTTTTCATTGATTCGCCATCCCCACCGACGAATATCTTCATCAGTTAGTCCATTTACAATATTGACGCGGGGAATCAAAAACAAGTCAACATGCTTATTGTTATCTACAATATCGTGCATGTAGTTAAGCAAATTGTCGTTAAACTTTTCATCGGCGTCAACTTGGAAAATATACTCTCCATTACACTTACTATTCAAAAAATTCTTGTGTTCACCAAAGTTGTGATTAAGCTCATGCTGATACAGTTGAATTAAGTTAGCATTCTCGTAATCATACAACATATTCGTAGTAAACGGGTCTGTTGAGTTATCATCTACGACGATAATCTCATCACCAGTCTGTTCGCAATGCGGTACAAGCTGGTCAATGAGTTCACGAATGTATTCACCTTCGTTGTGTGTCGTGATAGCAAAAGAAATGAGCGGTGTCATTGTATCCTTCTGTTAATGTAACGAACGAGTTCCTTGGTCACCTCAAATATTACAAATCCCAAATAGATAATCCCTAATGCAGAGATTATTATAAGTGATACTATAACATATATAATTCCTTTAAGAATGTCAAGTAGTGTATTCATACTAACTCCCGATATTTGAATAGTGCTAGTTCTTTAGCTTTTGCTTCGAGGTCAACATCAATCGTGAGTCCAAAATCGTCAATACGAGAAAAGACATAATCAGCATGAGCCCGAGGATTCCCTTGAACATTTTCATTGATGTTTTTACTCTCACTATAATGGAAAAGTGGTGTTATACCTTCCGGCCAGGTGCCGGCTGCAAGTTCTGCTGCTTCTTGGGTAGTCAATCCATCGGGGTGAAACTGATGATGGAAATAGTCAAAGGTGAGCGGAATACCCAACTCTCCGTGTAGGTAGGTAAACAACTGAATGATAGAAAATGAGTTTTCCTTGTCATCGTTCTCGACTACCATGCGAGCTTGAAGATTTGGTGACAACTTACGGAAGTTATCAATCCATCGTTGAGCAGTTTCCTCAGAGAAATTCATACCGACATGAATATTAATTGCGTTGTAAGGAGTTGCATCAAGTCCCATAAGGTCAAATACTTCGGAATGTAGTTCCAAGTCTTTGATAGAATTCTCTACAGCTTTTGGATTGGTTGACCCCAACTTTACAAAGTGGTCAGGGTGAGCGGTAATGCGCTGACCAGTATGTTTTGCGAAGTTACCGCAGAGTCGTAATGTACTGGCAATCTCAAAGAAGTCTGGGAGACTTGTGGACTTGTATTCGGTACCCCACGGAAAGATGCCCGACCCCATACGGAATACTTTGACACCGTTATCGGCGTTCCACATAAGGATTTCAAGGAGGTCTTTAGCGTTTGCGAGTGCGAGTTCAGATGCGTATTTAATACCCTTAGCTTCAAAGGTGGCTTTACGCATGGCACGACCCGTGGTAATACCCTTCTTATTTAGTGTATTGTTGATGCAACAGTAACCAACATTGATAGGCACAAAAACCCCCAATTAAGTAGTATACTAAATATACACCAAATTGGGGGATTTGTCAAGTGGTTATATTATTACCTATTTTTATCTATAACTTGAGCCTTGTATAGTTTAGCTACAGGATTGTTAATCCACAAGGTTGTGTTATTCCAATCAAAATTGGGCTCCATCCAATCAGGGATACCATTTCCATTTAGGTCCAGGTATCTATTTAATATTTCTTCCTCCGATTTTACTTCGACTGACTCTACTTGCTCTATAGGTGGTTTTTCGTCATATACAGCAAATTTCTTTATTTCTTCTTTCGGTTCTTCTCTTTTAATTAAGAAATTATATGCTAATATTAGACAAATAGAAAGTGGGTCGAATACCAGTACGATTATTAATATAAACCACTTAACTACAGTATCTAAAGGAACCCCAACTGCGCGGGAAATATAAACGAATGTTCCGATATCAGAATTGGTTGTAATTGCAACATCTGTGGTCAAACTCTTTGCTTTCAAGCTATCCCGTTGAGCAGATGCTTGATTGATTTCTCGTTGTAATGTATTTGCTGTTCTGTTCAGTTCGTTTAAACTATTTTGTGCTGACCGAATAGTTGTATTTGAGCCGGTGGTACTTTTACTAATTAGATTATCAATACGATTTTCTTGCTGACCACGAAGTGAAATAATTTGGTCTAATCGTTGTGTCTTTCTTTGTATTTCTTGGTCGAGTGTTGCTGCTTGTGAATTTAATATTTGTACTTCCGCATTCATCTTTAGTGGGTCAGCTGCAACCTTTGCATACGCAGAGGACAAGTATCCGTAGATACCTGCCGAAGTGATACCGATTAGTGTAATACTTGCGACCAACATATAACTTTTCAACGCTTTTGGTATTTCAGACCAATAACGATAGAGGAATGAAACACCAACTAACTTACCTAATTCCAAAGCACTGGCCATTACCATCGCAGAGACGGCTGCTCCAGCAAACAGAGTACCAATACCCGTTACCGAGAATAATGCCGCGCATCCTGCGATTACTAATGCAGAAAATGAAACCAGTGTTTTGAAATTAAAAATTTTATTCATACTATCTCCAATTACCATTGTCTGGGAGTTCCCAAATATTTCATAGTATATTCTGGTGGCTCTTGATTATTTAGTAAATATGGGTGATGTTGTAATATTAAATCGTATAAAACATTTGCTATATTTTCATAACCTTGCTCATTTGGATGGTCACAAAATGATTTATTATCTCCAGACACATCCAATATACTGTTGTTATGTGGATATAATGTTTTGTACAACAAATTTAAACTTGCAGAACTTTTTATTAAAGAATCTAGGATTGTACCTTGATTATGGTCAACATTAATATATAAAAAATTATAATTTGATAACTTACAAATTGTTTGGATTGTATTAACATAAAAGTAAGTTTCTAATAACATATTTTTATGCACATCATCACCTAAAAACTTTACATAACTGTAATACAGGTCAGATGCACTATCAACCATCGCATTAAAACTGGTGATTTTACCTTTTTTATAGAAGCTCATTCTTTCTGCTAAACCAACCATCCATAATACCAGTACATCATATTCTTTAGATAGGTTATCATCACCGAATAATTCCATCCATCTTTTTACTAATTGAGAATTCGACGCGCCCCAGTATCCTAGATTCCATAAACTGTCATACTTTAGTCTTTTTTGTAATACAGACGGCCAGCCAAAATTGTGAAATCTATCTAAACTTTTACCATAAACTTCAAATTTTTTCCCAACACCACGGGGAAGTTTTTCATCGGTTAAAACGGATGGTTCGTAACAACCGACCCCCTCGGTGTAGCAATCCCCTAATGTAATAAGTAATCTTTTTTTCATAAATGAATAAGAAAAACGGGCCGAACCTTGTGAGTCCGGCCCGTTATATTTCTAGTGTCTCCTTAAATTAAGGGTTGGATACCAGACATAACCGATGGGATCACCTCCTGTTACTCGGTTATGTGGGTTGAACAGCAACTACACTTACAATCTACGCAACAGCACATACGAACCTCCTGTTGGTTAAAGTGTGAATTACTTAATCGTAACCTTTTTACTTTCTGGTTCCTTTGTCAATTTTTGGATTGTAACTGTCAATAACCCGTTGTCGAATTTTGCTCCGACTGCTGAGGCATCCAATTGGTCACCGAGCTTAAATGAACGACTGAACGAACTACGCTTCAGTTCACGAAGCAGATAAACGGATTTATCAGTTTGCTCGTTCAATTGAGATGCACCACCTGAAATGGTCAAGACGCCTTCCTTGACCTCAATATCAATTTCATCCTTCTTGTAACCTGCGAGTTCTGCTTCAATAACCACAGCCTCGTCATTTGAAATTACATTAACTTTTGGATATGCTGCCTTTCCAAAAGGTTCGGCCCCCCAGTGTTGGAAAAACTCTGGGAAATCCTTTCGAGCGAATTCATCAAACATCTTGTCAAATGTACTGATGAAGTTGTCCCGATTATTCAAAACCGTTGACCCGAATGGGCGAAATACTAAATGAGTCATAAAATGACCTCCTATGTTATGTGACCTCAGTATTGAGCGTCACGGTTGACTGACCCCGCAGTGTGCGCTGGTCTAATATAAATATAACCGTCCAAGCGATTTTGAACGGTTATATTAAACAATATTAAAATCGTGAATTATCGTTTTCTGATTGACTGGACATATGGTCTGCCCAGTGAATAATACGAGGAAGATTCGTTTTCATCGCATATGGAGCGTAATTAATCAGATATGACTTTGCTCCCTCGTCATAGATACCATCAGATAACTTGATACCAATCCATTCCTTTTGGGTAATCTTGATATCATAATGCTGAAGAAGATACAAAGCGCGGTCGGGAACCTTCATATATTGAATGTTCTCGTTCTGCTTGTACATTTCACCACGCTTACGGTGCCAATCCGAATCTTGGTCAACATAATATGGCCCTTCAACTGGATTACCTAACTTACCCAAATCGTGATGAAGCGCTGCAAATACAACTTCTTGCTTTGTAAAGTCTACATCTCCACCAATCTTCTTGTAAACCGAGCAGAGTTGGAGTGCAGTTTCGGTTACACGAACCACGTGGTCAAGATACCCGCCGGGGAACGCATTGTGGAAATATGTCTTGCCTGCCGCCGGTGCGGTGGTTAGTTCTGTGCTGAAATCTTCGTACATAGCGAGAAGTTTATCAGCTCGTTCGTCAGCTTTGACAAACTCTAGAAACTTCTCATACCGTTCTTTAAGTTGCTCTTCCGTAACCATTGTGTTTATCCTTGTTTAGTGATAGTGTTTTTTCTGTTGCCTAGTCCACAATTCAAATATAGTAGGTGCCGCTGGAATTTTCAAGAGGGTCATATTAATATCTTCTAATAGGTGATATGCCTTCTTGTTATTACACGAATTACAGCAGGTGACCACATTTTCCCAAATATCCCGACCACCTATGTGACGAGGTACCACGTGGTCCCGTGTAAGGAATTCAGAATGCTTAATTTGTTGTTTGTTGCGACCGCAGTACTGACAAGTATACTGGTCACGAATAAATAGATTTCGTTGTGTCAGTAGTGCTTTAGTCCGAAATACCATACGACCCTTTACAAATTCCTTTAGCACAATGCTAATCGGAACAGGGAACGTCTGACTCGGTGACCGCACCACCAACTCTGGATGTTCTTCGACAATCATAGCTTTACCTTCGAGGTAAAGTACAAGTGCCCGCTTGGATGATACAATTGTAATCGGTTCGTATGTGGCATTGAGGACTACGCATCGCGTAGATTCAAATCCCATAACTACTCCGTTGGTTTTTCGTTTATAACTTGTTCAATCTTCCACTTATTTAACAAATCTCGTGCGAACGCAGCCCGTTCATATTCTTCTGCTTTACTAAAATGTTTTATAGCATCCATTAGCACTTGCTCATAATCCGTTTGCTTTACCACTGCGATGTTTTCATTATGGCCACCGAATGAAAATAATTCCGTCTTATCCTCGTTCTGCTTAATAGACTTTGATATACTCAATGTCATATACCAGTATACTAACGCTTCATTGTCCTTAAGAAATTGTTGTATGACCGGAAACGGCTTGTTTGGTGGTAATTGGAGCATTTACTTTCTCCGTTTTGGAGTTTTCTTCTTTACAGTGATTTTTTTCTCTTTTTTTGGTTTTGGAGCTTCTGGTGTTTCAATTTCACCGGTGTCCTTCCCCTTAATAAATACTCGACCGTCTGTGTGAACATATCGTTGCTTCAATGCCCAACCACGGGGAAACTTTTCACCTTCGGGCTTCGGCTTGATACCTTCAGGTGGGGCCACTTGTTTCTGGACGCAATATGCACAAGTTACAGCTTTGATATCACTTGCCACTTCGACGGTAACTACATCGCATTCTTGGCACACTAGAGTTTTGCGTTCCATAACTCTAAGTTTACCACCAGTAAACTTCGTAACCTTTTTCTTTAGCATTATATACCTCTTCCTCTATTGCGTTTCCAGTATCTATACTTAATAGTCCATACCCGATGTAAGTCCGTCAGATAAGGGCGAGTCCACGATTCTTCTTGAACATCTATTACGCCTTGTTGGAAATCTCTAATAAGTTTACGAGATGCAAGTAACTTTGTCAAGTCGTCTGAACTTCTCACTTGTTCAAATATAAGTTTATATTCTTCAAGTATACACTGCCGACGAAGCGATGTTTCATAATTTTGTTCTTTAAAAAACAATTTACGAATCTGTCCTAAAATTTTTTTGTACATAGGCAACTCCAAAAAAATTGTGATTCGTAACTATTAGTGGACCCGCAGGGAGTCGAACCCTGGTCCGAGACTGCTTCCTACTAAATGTTTATGTGTGTAGCTGATTGTTAATTGTCTCCGTGTTTTCAATAATCAGCGAAACCACACGGACAAGAGTTTGTAAATTTGATATCAGATACCAACTCATCTTTCCGATACTACACCACATCAATGAACGATAGTAACCCTATGTGGGTCAGATTACTTCGTCAGGCTGCTTACGCAGCGAGGGCTAATTGATTGCCAGTTGAAATTTTTAGTCTGTTTTACCAGTATTACTAAACTGGACACAAAATCTAGTCATCTACATCCCGTCGAAACCGGTCGGGCCCTTATTTTACATCAAAAATCTTATCGGTAACTTTCCAAACACCTGTAATACCGAATACTCGTTGATACATTGATATATCTTTTATGCGTTTATTAGACGGGTCATAGATTGTTCCGTCTTTTAACATCACCACTGCGTGCATTCCTGGTGGATTACTTGACCAAACGTCTACAATATGAATTGGAGCGAATGGTTTGACCGGCCATTTTGGAATTAACAACTTATTCGGTTCGTATTCGTGGCCGATTCGTTGAACTGCATATCCGTTTTTAGAAAGATACTGGTCAACGATATTATCTTCAATCCCCGAATACCGTCCTTCGTTTTCCCAGTGCTCGTAAATTTCTTTGATGACCCGTGTGAGTGTTTTACCCGTGACCATTGCGAGACACGCAGGGACACAACTATTTGTCAATGTTGCTTTTACATATTTAGTTGGTTTCTGCATAACCTCTCCAAAATATAGACTTACTTAAATATCAGATTACTTCTGTTTTCTTTCCTTTTGACGAGAAATCTGTTCTTTTAATGCTTCAATATACTGTTCTCCGAGCTTTGTTGCTTCTTCCATAAACAATTCGGTGTTTTGTAATACATTTAATTCATTTGGATGCATAAACCCTCCTTTTAGGTAAAAAGGGATTCCATCAAAGTGACAGAATCCCTTTAAGAGCGGTTCCACGGAGTTGCACCGGACCTGTTAGCTGGACGCCAACCGTGCTATCTATTACACTAGAACCGCAAAAAAGGTAGGGACCGGCGTTCAAGAGTATGTCCCATTTTAATTTCCCCGTTTTCTAGATTCGCCGTGGGAAACCTTAAAAAATTACTTAGCTGCTTCGCCTTCTGCTGCTGGCTTTACTTCTGCTGACTTGATTGAATCAGTATCAATCTTGGTTGAGTCAACAACAACTGCTGCGCTGTCAGCCACAACTTCACCTTGAACTGCTTCTTCCTTTGCTGCACATGCTGAAAGACTGATTACTGCAACTGCGAGAATGAACTTGTACATTTGTACGCTCCATAAAAAGTTAATGTAACCTACTTCAAGTTGCCCCCCGTGGATTCGAACCACGATAGCCAGGTCCAAAGCCTGGCGTCCTGCCATTGAACGAGAGGGCAATGCGGGGTATGTGTTGTGAGATATCAGCTCACTCATTAGAAATATATAGGCGGACACACAACTCCGTCAAGTCTCCCCAACCGCCTGCTTGTTTATCAAAACTAAACGAGCCAAAAAGTCTCTAGGCCTAACGACCCTAGAACCCGCCCTATCATTTTAAAAGTCTTTCCATTCGCCCGAAGGCTGTTTACGAGGTGAAAGGTAGGGAAAAGGCCTCGGATAGTACTAATGTTTACGCTTTCTATTTTTCCAACGATTGTTTCGTTTCTTTGAGCCAATCTTACGACGACCCTTACCGCACTTTTTTGGATGTGGCATATACAGCTCCTTGAATATTCATACCGCCAAGGGGAATCGAACCCCTCTTACCAGAGTGAAAGTCTAGTGTCCTAGCCGATAGACGATGGCGGCGTAGAGAAATATAAATATAAACAACCATTTCAAATTTGTCAAGTGCTCTCGGAGAGACTCGAACTCTCAAGCCTTTGGGGCAGAAGTTTTTGAGACTTCCGTGTATACCATTCCACCACAAGAGCGAAGAGCGGGTAGCGGGAGTCGAACCCGCGTCACCAGCTTGGAAGGCTGGGGTAATAGCCGTTATACGACACCCGCGTA